GTATAATTAACGGTGCTCAGAAGGACGAGGTTAGAGTAGAGGATAAGACACCTCGTTTATTTACTTCGTTCCCACCTGAACATACTTTTCTTGCAAGTGTAATGTTAGGTGATTTTATGGACCAATTTTTGGACCATAGATTTTGCACTGATGGTTCTATTTCCACTGTAGGTGACTCAATTCAATGTGGGGCTGGTAGATATTATTATGATCAGCTTAATAGAAGACCGTATGTGTACTGTACTGATACAAGTGCGCAAGATTCTAGTGTTTCCGCTGAATTCATCAATTTAGTGTATGACGAGATTAAACTAAAATATGATCTTTCTGAAGAAGAAGATATGATGTTTGAGAATGTTCGTTTCAATTCGATTTATAAAATGATGAATGTAAATGGTGAGGTATTTCTTGTACCAAGAGGTCTCGGTTCTGGTGATTTTTTGACCATAGTTATTAATATAATGTGGCGTTACTATATGTTTTTATGTAGTTATAATCATCCTTTGGAGACTGTTCTTGAAGATAATACAGTAATCATTTGTGGAGATGACTTTGCTTGTAGTTCTAATTATAATGATTTGAACCACGATTCAGAATATGCAAAGATAGAATGGGCTGGGAAGCCTGTAGATTGGGATGATATGGATTTTTGTTCTATAAAGTTTAAGCCTTATATCCACCATGACCCAAAAAAAGTCATGAGCGTGCTAAATCTACGAAAGAAAAAACAACATTGTTTGTCCCCAGAACACGAGATGCAAAGACTCGGTGGTTTGTTAAGGGTTTTATCAAATGAGAAAGTTTATAATGAGATTCTCTCTAGAATGTCCAAACTCGCTAACGAGTGTTCAGAAACTCAACTTTCATTCCGTAACTTGTTTATCAGTTATGATGATCTATTTTACTGTTATAATTCTTATATATAGACATTTTGATAGGTGCTTAAATTCGAATAGAAGCCTTGATAAAAATGTCCAATCAAAAGATTGAACTCAAGCTTGCTCCAAGCAATAGGAGAAAAAATAAGAATAAAGGTAATAAGAAGATAAATCAAAACACTCAGAATCTTGGCGTAAGAGCAATGAAAATGATGGGTGTAAAAATTCCACCAAGTAAACAACAACAATCTAGACGTCGTAAAAACGCTAATAAAAAGATGAATAATGGTGGTCGTATTGATCGATTTCCTCGTGGTAACGTCCAAGGTACTAATTTTCGTAGTGGAAAAATTAGTAGAGAAAATGACATGGAGTATATTGGGGAAGTCGTCAGTAATTCTACAGGTTTTTCTGTTGTAAATCAATATGCTTGTAATCCAGGTCAAGTTGCTACTTTTCCCTGGTTATCAAAGAAAGCACTGTTGTATGAGAAGTATGAATTTAAAAGTTTGGACTTTATTTATAAACCAGAAGTTACTCAATATGCTAGTTTAGGTACAACAGGTAAGGTTATTCTTTCTTTTGATTATGATGCATCAGATCCAGCACCTAATTCTAAACAAAATGCTGAAGATACAGATCCTTCTGCGGATGGTATGCCTTATGAAGAGATTTGCTTGACTTTGAAGCCAAAAGAGATGCATAAAAATTCAGATGCTAAATTTGTCCGTCCCGGTGGTTTACCCGGAGGTTCTGACATAAAAACATATGATTGTGGTAACTTTTTTGTGTCTATAAGTGGTATTGAGGCAAATTCTGGTACTTTAGGGGAATTGTGGGTAAGATATAACTGTGTACTTTCTGTACCAGTCCTTGAATCTACTAACATTGCTCCTACTAATTACTTTATTTCGTCTCAACAAGATACTGCTGCTGCATTAACTACTACTATGCCTTATCAAGCTTTGTTTGCTGCTGCAGCTAGTAATACAGTGGTGAATGTGAATGGTATTGGTTTGGTTAATACTTCCGGTTCACTTGTACCACCACCTGGAAATTATATCTTGGATGTTGATACTACAATAGATAATGGTACTGGTAATGATGTTACTGCTTTCATCCTTCATATAGAGAAGAATGGTAATGACCAGGGTACACCAAGTGAATTTTTTGGACCTGGTTTGACGGTTGTTTCATTGCATAAATCTATTTACATTTCTTGTAATGGCACTGATGCTATCACTGTGGTAATAAATGCAACTTTTACTAATTCTTCCACTGCTACAACTATTTATAGGTTGGTAGCAATTTAACTCTCATTATTTGAGAATTTTACCTGATTTTGGGAAATCAGACCCTCCGAATGAGGCTACTTTAATGTCACTATTTTTTGACCGTTGAGTTTACCTCCGGTTTTTTAGATAACGAAAAGCTAGTTCGAAGAGGTCCACAGGACCTATGTAAAAAAAAAAAAAAAAAAAAAAAACACTTAGTTGTACCTTGTTGTACTCTGCGTTGATACCAC